AAGCAACGGATTGTCGAAGATTTTTGCATTCAATCTGTCCGGCACTTGCAATAGTATCTCTGCTTTGATATTCTGTCAATGCGTTCTCGTCCGGCAGATGGGTCGCATTCCAACTCCTTGTTGGCAGTCAAGGCCCTCAGAAATGGGGGTCTTGCTGTTTGTGCGCTATAATTCATTCCATGTCAGCCTCAAACTTAACATCCCGTCAACACGTGTTCATCGCTGAATACCTTACCGACTTTAACGCCACAAGGTCAGCTAAAGCAGCAGGTTACAGCGAAAGAACTGCTGATGTGCAAGGATCGAGGCTGCTAGCCAATGTTAAGATCGCGGCGGAAATCGCAAAGAAAACAGGCAAAAGGCTTACGAATCTAGAGATTACGGCTGATCGAGTTCTTGCGGAAATCGCCAAACTCGCCTTCTACGATCCTGGGCAGTTGCTTGAATCTGATGGTTCGATGAAGCAACTCCGGGATATTGACGATGTGACCCGTATGGCTGTGGCTGGGTTGGAAGTAACTGAATTATTTGAGGGAAACGGCGATCAGAAACACGCTTACGGCCTCTGCAAGAAGATCAAACTGGCAGACAAGGGAGCGAACCTTGAGCGCCTGGGACGGCACCTGAAGCTGTTCACGGACAAGACTGAGCTGTCTGGAGAGCTTGGCATCAAGACGGTTTTGGTGGCTAAACCAGTCAAATCGACCGTGCCGCGACCGGCAAATAGGCCAGAATTCGACGATTCGAGTAAAAGTTAACTGATGCGCCAACAGTTAAGTCTTTTATATTGACAAAAAGTGCCCAGATTCGCGGGTTGGTACTTTTCGGCATTCGTGGGTAATTGTTACTAATGAGTACACATCCAGCCATCTCGAACGGTGTCCTCGATGTGACGAAGCTCTGGGAGCCGACAGCCAAGAACAAGATCATCCGCGCATCGACGGCACGCAACCGGCTGCGAGTTGGCGGAACGGGCAGTTCGAAGTCGTCCGACGCGATGATGGAGATCGTCACCGACTATCTCTTGCGCTTCCCTGGGTGCTTCTCACTGATCCTTCGCACGACAATGCCAGAGTTGGAGCGGTCGAACATCCCCAACTTCAAAGCCTACGTTCCGAGCGATCTTTATACTTACAACGACACAAAGCACATTGCTACGTTCTACAACGGATCAAAGCTGTTCTTTTCGCATATGCAGTATTTCACCTGGAAAGAGATGGAGGCGTACCAGTCGTCATCCTTCCCGGTGATCTTCTTGGATGAGTGCGGGGGCATCCCGCTCGCTGTGTGGCACTTCTTCCTTGCCCGTAACCGCGTCAACCCTGAATGCCAGCCCGATCCTGATGGAAACTGGCCCGAGCCGTGCATGTTGGGCGCTACTAACCCGATCGGCGCGTTTTGGGGCGAGTACAACGACTACTTCGTTGCCAAGAAACCGACCGACATGGAAAAGGGGTCTCGTCCAGACAGGAATGGCCGCATATGGTCGCCGGTAAATGGAGTAGCCGCGCGATCGGAGGCGCCAGAAGATTGGCATCTGGAGTACGATCCGTTCGAGTGGGACTTCGTTCATTCAACCATCTTCGACAATCCGCACATGCTGGCGAAGGACCCCGGCATTGTGGCGCGTCTGAATGCGATCCAGCCTAAAGAGCTGCGTGAGAAGTTCCTGTCCGGCAAGATGGATCTGCATGTGGGCCAATACTTCGATTGCTTTTCGCCTGAGTTCGATGTGGTGAACCTACGCGAAGACCCCGATGCGATCATCTGGCAGTACTGGCAACCGCGCTGGCTGGGCTGGGACTGGGGCCGAGCTCACTGGAATGCTGTCTTCTGGTTTACTAAGGCGTTGGTGCGGCGTGCCGGCGGAGAATACAAGGTCAAGACAGTCTGCTTCAGGGAGTATGTGGACCGCGGACGTGATTACGTTGAGATGGCGGATATCGTGACGCGCATGACCAAGATGGGTCTGCCTGGCGCCACTTCGCAGGATATTGCTGAGCGCAAAGGCGTCGATTACAAAGCAGCACACTTCAGCCATGAGAAGTTCGCGAAGCAGATGGAAGCGGAAGCGCCGGCGGCCAAGCTGAGCAAATACCTCATGGATCGTGGGCTACAGGGTGTCAGCCGGGGAACAACTGACCGCATCGGCCGCGCCACGCTCGTCTACCACATGCTCAAGCGCCGCGAGCTGGTGATTCTCGACTCGTGCCCTGAGATCATTCGAGCATTGCCGCAATGCACGCGGGACGAGGATCAGCTTGAGGACGTGCTCAAGGTGGACACCAAAGGCGACGATTGCTATGACGGGTTCTCGCTCGGCTTATTTGGCGAGCTTGGCACGCGCCCAAAGCCCAAAGAGGAGCAGGATCGCGAGAAGGTTGCGGCGATCAATGATCCTCAGCAGAAGTTTCTGACACAATTCAAGTTGACGAAGCAGCGCGAGGCGTTACTATATAGCGCAGAGGAGCGGAGGCCAAGCCACTGGGAGTGACTGAATCGCAGCGCATCGTACTCAACTGGAAGGCTCGTCTTGCGCAAATGGGCTGGCCGGAGGACGCGATCAAGGAGATCGTGCAGGGATTGTGCGAGGCTGGCTACAGGCAGTGCGTGGATGATATTCAGGCCAAGGCCAGGCAGACAGATGCGCTGATTGCAAAGGTGGCAGCGAATTGACCATCCGCGAACTCATCATCGACTGGCTCACAGCATCTCGCTACGTCAAGTGGCTTGAGGCGCGTCACCAAGATCAACGCCAGTTCTATACCGAATGGCTCGCTGAGAAAGACGCGCAGATTCACTCGTTACGCGTCGAGCTCGCAGGGCAGAAACTCGAATGCGATAGAATGCGGCTAGTGCTGATGCCGTTGGGTTCGCCTGCAGGGGCAATCTATGCGCAGCGGTTTAGCGAGCAGCCTTCGGCACGGCCGCCGGTTACACCTGCATTCAGTGGCCCTGACGACTGGCAGACAGAATTGAATAAGGTTTTAGCCGAGGAGGAACGCAATGGCTTATCAGGCGAAAGACGGAAAGAAGTTCACGAACAAGCCACCGATGCAGATGCACGAGCGCTCAATGGCACGCAAGTCTGAGGCTGGCGGCGCTGGAACTGCCACGATGGAGCATGCCGATCCCCTGGCGCAGCCTGGCGACGGCTCCGGCGGCGAGATGGGCCAGGATGACCCGCAGCAGATTGCTCAAGAGCACGGTCCAGCCCAGGAAGTGCACATGATGCACGACCATGAGGGCGGCCAGCATCATGTTATGTCGATGCACCCCGATGGTCACCGGCACGAATCAGTGCACGGCTCTGTCGATGAAGCGCACGAGCATGGCAAGAAGCTTGCTGGCGGCGGCATGGAATCCGGAATGGGCAATCAGGACGAACAGGGTGAAGAACCACAGTACGAATAAGCCTGAAATCAGCTACATCTTCTCGCTCTACGCCAGAAGGATTCAGGACGGCAATGGCAAGGTTTGAATAGGGACGGGGAAAGAGATCATTGGATTTGTTTCACGAACACGAAATATTGCGGAAGCTCAACAGGATTGAGCATCTGCTTGAATTCCCCCATCTTATTTTGTTCCAAACAGGAGATTTTATGGCAATCGGCAACATTACCGCCGGGCAGACCGGCCAATTCGCAGTGGCAATCAACTTTCCTCCCGGTGTCACAGCTCCGGCCAATTACTCGCCCATAATCAACTGGAGCTCGCCTGATCCGCTGATCACGTTCACGCCGGCGACCACGGATGTTACGGGCGGCGCGGTTCCGCTTTCACAGCAAATTGTGGCGACAGTTGATCCAACAGACACGGCAACATCAGGCTCCGTGGGCGCTTCCGCACTCGGCACCGATGGCGCGTCTGTACTGAGTTCGAATGTGGTCACCTTCACGATTACTCCGGCGAGTGTGCCCCCGACCGAACCGACGCTGGTTGCCTCGCAAGTAGCATAGGAGCTCCGATGTACGCGACAAAGACGGTCGATCTCGGCTCTAAGGGCAAGATGCACATCAAAGAAGGCGCGATGACCGCTGCCGCCAAACGCGAGGGCGTGTCCAACTCGGAATACGAGGAGGAGCACAAAGGCGACAGCGGGCTAGCTGGTAAGCGCGCCCGTCTTGCAATCACAATGAAGGGCTGGCACCACTAACGCAGGAGCGTAAGCAATTGTG